AAAAACTTGGGCCACCAGCCTCAGCAACCCCGTGCATGTCTCCTGTAGCCATAATACTATCCTCGTTTCCTGGCCTTCTTATGAGAGGTCATTTTGATTTGTTTACCTGCTCTCTTTGCAGCAGCCTTGGCCTGTTTAGCACCCTTGGGCGTGTAGGCATATTTCTTTCCACCGACTATAGGCATATATCCTCCTAGTTTAAGACCTCTGGCCTTTCTATATCAATAGGGAGATTCTTCATTTTACTCTTTATCTCCTTAACATCGACAGCATTCTTGACTTCAATTTTAGTAGTCTTGGTCTCTTTAATATCCTTCTCTTGTTTGGAGTAAGCAGATCTATAATCGAACTTATTAACCATCATAAAAGAATAAAGGGCAGTATTGAATGATTTATTTTCTAAATTATTCCTGCCCACTGAAATCCAATGAGCCTCAGATGCCTGGAGCCCTAACTCCACTGCCTCCTGAAAATTGCTCTTCCTTGAATCCTTTAACCAGCGATACCAAGTACTTTTGTTGATTCCCAAGAAATTACAAATCTCTACTATAGTCGCACCATTGGTGAACATTTCACCGACTATCTTCTTGTTATTAGGCGTCCATACACTATTATGGACTACTTCTCCACGACGTTTTTTCATGATGCTATATAGTCAATTATTAATTTACCTTTAAGATGATCCATTTCATGCTGAATACAAATAGACTCAAACCCACTGAAATCCTTTGTGATAGTGTCCCCATCTAAATTATTATATCTTACTTTTATATTCTTGGATCTCTTAATCCTGGCCCGAATATCTGGAACAGACAAACAAGCCTCACTAACGTAAACCTCACCGTCTTTCGCCTTTATATTTGGGTTTACCATTACGGTTAAATTTGACATATCGTCTGAAGGATCAAAGACGATGAGATTTTTCCTTATTCCTATCTGCGGTGCAGCCAATCCAGCTCCATCATGAGCATACATGGTAGTAACCATATCCCTCACAATACCTCTCATATCCTCTTCTTTCCCTATTCCAATACTTTCCTTTCTCAGTAGTGGATTAGGAAAAGCTAATATATCTAATACTTCCATTATTAATTAAGTGGGCCGTGAAGGGGTGGGAGAAAGACGCCGTTAGGCGAAAGATGAGAGGGAAGCACCCCAACACGGGCCCGACAGTCTATTTAGGTTTGTATGCTTCTTCATGATTATTAACTTCCTCCTTAAGAATCCTAGCATACTCAATTATTTTATCTAAATCTCCTATAGGATCTCCTTTTTTATTCCATCTACTAGCGTATTTAATTATATTACCACTACAAAAATCTATATTATTATCTATAATGTATTTTATAGGGGGTATTTTTATATTATAATACTCTTTACTCATCAATTTCTCGTGTAGTCTATTACCTTACTATATAGTATAACATATTACCCCCCTACAGTGCCGCAAAATATACCAGATTTTTAGCAATCCTGTTAACAAATCCCTTAAAAAAACAAACAATGTCGCATATAAGTAACAAATAGTCACATAAAAGACACAAT